GGGGAGGAAATTTTAATACAAGATATAAAATAAAAAAAATGTTTGACAAAGAATTTTACCCGACCCCAAATGAAGTTATAGACCGTATGATTAACGGTTATGATTTTACAAATAAGATTATACTAGAACCGTCCGCAGGAAGCGGAAATATTGTTAGCTATCTTTTACAGAATGGCGCAAAAGAAGTAATTGCAGCAGAAAGACACCCAGAACTTGCTAAGATTTTAAAGACTAAGTGTAAAGTAATTTCGGATGATTTTATGACAACCACTAGCGATATGATTAGCCATATAGATATGATAGTAATGAATCCCCCTTTTTCAAATGCTGATACCCATATTTTACACGCCTACAATATCGCTCCTCCTTGTTGTGATATTATTGCAATATGTAATCAAGAAACTATAAAAAACAGATATTCAAATAAACGTGATGAATTGTTTTCTATTATTGAAAATTATGGCAGCTTTGAATATTTAGGCAATGTTTTTAGTGAGGCAGAACGCACAACAGATACGGGGATTGTATTAGTAAGAATAAAGAAAGCAGGAGAAAGCAATAAAGACGAGTTTGATGGATTTTTTTTAGATGAAGAATTTGAGCAACAGGAAAACGGTATTATGTCTTATAATGTTGTTCGTGACTTAGTTAATCGCTACACAGGTGCAATAAAGATATTTGATGAGCAATTGCAAGCAGCCGTTAAAATGAATAATCTTACAAACGGTTTTTATTCCGCAAAATTAGGAATGTCTATAACTGAAAAAGATGCCCCAAAAACTAAAAATGAATTTAAAAAAGACTTACAAAAAGCAGGGTGGAAGTTTATATTCAGTAAAATGAATATGAATAAATATGCCACCAAAGGGTTAAAAGAAGATATTAATAAATTCGTAGAGCAGCAAACAGAAATACCATTTACAATGCGTAATATTTACCGAATGATTGATATAGTTATCGGTACTAACTCTCAGCGTATGGATAAAGCTTTAATTGAAGTATTTGATAAGTTGACAGAACACCACCACGATAATAGGTATAGCGTTGAGGGATGGAAAACTAATAGCCATTATTTAGTTAATAGAAAGTTTATTATGCCTTATTTGTTTAATGTTGGTTACGGCGGTGAGGTTACAGTCAATTTGTACCATAATAGAAATAATGATATTTTAGACGATTTTATTAAAGCATTATGTTATCTTAATGGTGATAATTATGATAGCTTAAAAAGTCTTTATCAAACTTGTAATCGTGAGGCAAATTTAGAGTTTGGAAAGTGGCACGAATTTGCATATTTTCGTTTTAAAGCATTTAAAAAAGGTACAGGGCATTTTGAGTTCTTAAACGAAAATATTTGGCATAAGTTTAATCAAAATATTGCAAGAATTAAAGGATATGCACTTTATGAGCCTAAGTATAAAAAATAACAACAATCCCTCTTCTAACATGACAGCAAAAGAAAGGTATAATGTTTGACGGGAATGTTGTATATTTGTAAAAGTTTATACAGGTAGAAGTGTATAAATAAAGAAAAATATTTCAAACGCCCGAAAGGCGGACTAGCCGAGTGTAACAGTAGTGTTATACTCACTTCTACCTAGTCCATCTTTCGGGTTTTATTTTTTTATTATGATAGGAATATACAAAATAACATCCCCTTCTAAAAAGATTTATATAGGAAGTAGTGTTGATATTGATAATAGATGGGCTTCTTATAAAAGACTTCATTGCAAAGCACAAATAAAACTTTACAATTCATTTATTAAATATGGTGTTGATGCACATAAATTTGAAATAATTACAGAATGTGAAAGTAATAAACTTTTAGAACTTGAGTGTTATTATGGAAATTTATATAATGTTTTAAATAGCAAGCTAGGATTAAATTGTAAATTACCAAAAAAAGATGATAATTTTACAGCTATGTCTGATTCTACAAAGAAAAAAATTAGCATTGCTAATAAAGGTAAAAAACATTCAGAAGAAACAAAGCAATATTTAAGAGAATTAAATACAGGGAATAAGCATACAAAAGAATCTATAGAAAAAATAAGATATGCTAGTAAGAACATAAGTATTGAGACTAGAAAAAAAATTAGCGAATCTAGTAGGGGAAGAAAAAAATCAGAAAAAACTTTGCAAATATTAAGAGATAAAAGAAAGTTATTAACAAAAGAATCTAGAATAAAGATGTCAGAATCTTTACTAAAAAATTCTAAAATATTATTAGATACCGAATATGGGATATATTATTATGGCATAATGCAAGCTGAAAAAAGTTATAAATATAATAGAAGCACTCTTAGAAAATATCTAAACGGACAAATAAAAAATAAAACTAATTTAATAATAACTAATGAACCATAAGGACCGGTATAATAGTATTCATATTGAATGGAGTAAAAATAAGTTTCCAAATTTACATAAGGATGGCTTTTATAGTCCACCTAAGTACCCTGATATAAGAAAAAGCAATGGACTTACTAACTACATAGTAAACGCTATTAATTGGCAAAATGGAAACGCCACAAGGGTAAGTAGTGCAGGCAGGTTAGTAGATGCAACAGAAAAGCAAAAAAGCGGCACAGTACTAACAGTAAAAAAATATATCCCGTCTACAACCCGAAAAGGCACGGCGGATGTTACCGCTACCATTCAAGGACGTTCTGTAAAATTTGAAATTAAGATAGGTACAGACAAAGCGTCAGCAGACCAATTAAAAGAGCAAGCACGGGAAATAGCGGCAGGAGGTTACTATTTTTTTGTTAAAACGCCAGAAGATTTTTGGTTATGCTATGAAAAAGTATTACAGGATATTCGATAGTTTTTAGTATATTTGCAACAGTTCTTATAACATAAATAGGTATCTGGCAGTACCTCATTAATCAATATTTTAATACGCCCTTAACGGGGAGAGTGCCAGCTCGAACCGTTAAGGGCTTTTTTATTTGCTATGAGTTTTAATAAAGAGTTATTAAATTGTCTTAAATCAGTAGTGTTGAAAGACTTTGAAAAACGTACGGAAGATTTTCCAAGTGCTTGTATTATTGGTGCGTGTGTAGGGATTTATCACCCTAAAAAAGATAAGTATATTGACTTCATACATCAATTTGAAGTAACAACGGCGCAAGGTGAGATATCCATTATTGCAGCATTAAAAGAAGCCGAAGCTATCACAAACAAATTATTCCCCACCCTTACAACCGCTATTAATCATGGAATCATTGACTAAAGAATGTGCAGTTTGCGGCAGCGAAAACATTCAGTACAAAGAAACTGAAATACAATACGGCTATTATTGTAACGATTGCTATAACTTTGGCGTTTACACCTTCAAAGAAAATTTAGGTATATGCTGCAAAAAACCTAAAACAGTAATTTACGAATTAACACAGTCAAACGGCGTTTCTATTTATAGAAATGTTTGCCTTAATTGTTGGGATAATTCAAAAAATATTAAAAAAGATGAAGCCTTAAAAATAGGCATCTACGACAAAGCGGAACTTTCTTCAATTAATCAGCTAAAAGATGAAAAGCACTATGGAAGTCTTTGGAGTTACTTTTCTAAGTTAAAGCAAGACGAATATATTAAAAGAAAAGAAGCGGAAGCAGAAAAGTTTCGTAAAGAACAGCAAGATAAATCTAGCGAATGGTGGCAACGTTATAAAGAATATTTGAAGACGGACAAATGGCAAAAAAAAAGATTGAAAGTATTGGAACGTGATAAAAATCTTTGCCAAGCGTGTTTAGTAAATACCGCAACACAAGTACATCATTTGACATACCAGCGTGTTACTGATGAGCCTATGTTTGATTTAATTTCTATTTGTTCACCTTGCCACGAAAAGCTACATAAAAAAGAAGACGATGGATATTAGTATTTTTAGAGAGTTAATTGCAATCGGTTTAAAGCCTATACCTATTTATTGGAACGCTGAAACAAAGACCGCAGATAGCCACGTTGTTAAACATAGTGAAATTACAGACGATAATTACAACAATACTACTATTGATAAATGGCTAAAAGAGATTGAGCAAGCCAATGGGATAGCCTTAAAATTATTCCCTCCGTATGCAAATATTGACATAGATATTAAGAACAGCGAAAATAAAACTATTTTTAATGAATGGCTTCAAATAGTTAAAGCTACTAATGAAGATGTTTTAAGAAAGGTTTGCATCGAAGAAACTAGAAACAAGGGATATCACATTTATTTTAAATACCCACATCTCAGTCACAAGATAGGTATTGCAGCGAATGATAAAGGCAATGAAATAATAAGCGTTTATACGGGTGGGTTACTAGCTTATTGCGCTCCTACACCCGGATACACTATGTTTCATAATTCATGGGAAGATTTAGAGGAACTTACCCAAGAAGAATACGATTTACTTGTTTCCGTTTCGGCAACTTTCAATGAGTACAAAGACAACCTTGAACACAAAGAAACTTCATTTAACCCCGTTGAGTACCCTTTAGATTACGAAAGTACTTGTTTATCATTTGACTACAATATAACGGATGAAGCATTTGAAACGATGTTAAATGAAATGTCTTTATTTAGAAACTTATCCTATAAATATAGTAAGAATGATAAGCACATAGCATATTTACGAAAGCATAGTACAGCGACTTATTCAGCTAAAGTATATTGGAAGTCACGAAAAGTTATACTATTTACAACATCATTACCCGACTATCCTAATTGGCAAGATAGAAAAGGGGCAAGCGATAAAAGTTGGGTACTTACTCCCTCAAGGATTATTTACTACAGAAATAAAAGAGATTGGATTAAGACTATCGAAGAAATACAAATGATTTGCGATAGTATAGGCATTGAAATAAAACAAAAGCCTATCGAACTACAACCTCTTCGCCAAGATAGAATGCAGTTTCCTTATGACATATTTCCAGACTATTTACAGGAATATATTAAGTGCCATAATATTCAACATGAGTACATTGCATCGTTTATGTTTTCAGCACTTAGTACGGCAATAGGTAATACTTGCTATTTGGAAGCATTGGACGGGTATTTTGTTAAGCCTATTATCTATCTTGCAGTTGTGGCTAATGCAGGTAGCGCAAAGTCGCCTAGTATGAAGATAGCTTTTGATTTTCTTACTCAACAGGATAACGAACGCTTTAAAGAATACAAAACTAAGAAGGCTGCCTATATTGAAGAAAAGGCAATCTTTGATAAAGATAAGAAGTCAAACACGCCGCCGACATTGCCAATACTATCACAGAATATTATACAGGATGCCACGATTGAAACGGTTATAAACGTGCTACAATACAATAATAAAGGGTGTGTATTGCTTGCAGATGAGTTGATAGGGTTTATCAAAAGAATGAACGCCTACAAACAAGGGGATGACTTACAAAAGTGGCTAGAAATGTGGGACGGTAGTAGCATTATGTTGCAACGTATAACAAGAGAAGAAACTAAGATAATAGACTACACTTGTAATGTTGTGGGCGGTATTCAGCCCGGTGTGTTAGACCAACTATCAAATGGTGAAAACGCCTATAACGGTTTTTATCATCGTTTCTTATTTAGTTA